GAAGTTGAATCATCATCAGAATGTTCAAGAATGAAATCAAACTTGACACTTGATGATAGTGTGTCACCTTCTATACCACTATTAACTACAAACATTAAAGATTCAAAACCTTTTCTGTCTACAGTAGTGCCATCAGTATCAGAAGTAAAAACTTTTGCATCCTGACAGGTGACAGCTTTAGTTCTATTTGAAATATCTCTCATAACTTATCTCCTTATGCACTTACATTTTGTAGTTGAATTGCTTCAGGTAGAACTACTGTTCCACCCACCCTTTTTCTTGCTAGGTATTTAATATTACCTGAAGAAGCTTGTGAGAATGGGTCTCTCATGATTGAAAGATTCACTCTGTCCACGATTGTATAAGCTCGTGAGAAGTCACCAAATGCAATCGGTTTTGTACCTGCACCTACATTAGGCATATCTGTTGCCAATGTATATGGGTAGCCAACGATTGTAGATGGAGCTCCACCAACAAGTGTCATACCAACATGGAATATTTTTTGACCTGCTGTATCTTCTAGTTGAAGAATGTCAGCGAAGGTTGCTCTGTTGAATACAAATCTTGCATTATTTAAATAATCAGATTTGATTGCATATACAAGTTCTAACAGACCATTTGGTTTTAGTGTAGAAGCATGACCTGAGTTGGTTGTGCCTACACCTGCTGTTGTGTCTGTGAAACCTAATGGTTCACCAACACCACTACCTGATACGAACTTAGTACCTTCAAGTAATGCAAATCTTTCTGCAAATTCAGTACCCATTTCGGATTCTAAATCGAATGCAGAATCTTCAAGCATCGCTTGTGAGATATGTACTTCTGCAAAACATTCGTGAGCATCAATCGTCATCATGCCGGTTGTATACCCTGTTGTTTCACTTCTTGTACCTTGTTCAGCAACAAATGAAGCAGAGAATTGTCCTGTTCTTTTTGGAATCTCTATACCTCTGTTACTTGTTTGTCTTACTCTTGCAATAGAACGAATAGGAGAAATTTCAGTTACAGTCTTGATGATTTCTTCTACATACTCTGTAGGAGCATAAAAGCCACCTAGAGTATCATCAGATTCATAAAGTGCTTTCTTTTCCATTTCATCCACTTCACCCTTTCTTAGCCATGAACCAAATGCTTTCATTTGCATGTCTACATCTTCTGATTTAGAAGCATTAGGTCTTGCTAACATTGTTTCGAGACTTTCTATTTTTTGCTGAGCTTCTTCAAGATTTTTTTGTTGAATCTCATGAGATTGTTTGACTTCTGCTAAAGTAGCAATGTCATCAGTCATTTTATCAACTTTTTCTTGTAGTAAAGGGTCAGCATGTCCTTGTTTTTCAATTTGGTCTAAACGAGTTTTGTTCTCTGCTTTGAAATCTTCAAACTTTGAACCTAACTCATCTAAGACTTCTTTGACTTCTTCTGACATAAATTGTCCTCTTAGTTAAGTTTGTTAATTAAATGCTTAATACTATCCACAACTTCACATTGCTCTTTATTAAAAGATTTATGCAGTATACTCGCACTAGTTTTAGCAACAGAATTAGACATACCTACCTCACATAGGTATTTCTCTAGTTCTCTCACATCCATTTCCTGTAGTTTCACTTTCGTGATTTTTGCTTTAGGATTCATTGGGAATGTAACCATTGAGACTTCCATTAAGTCTACTTGTTTGATTACTCTTTTCTTTCTTTTGTCATCGTACTTGTAGCCATCAGGAGACAGCTTATATCCTATTGACATTGAATCTAATGCACCCATCTTCATTAGCTCATAGACTTCTCTGCCTTTTTGAGTACCCATCGCTAAACGACCTTTGATTTTTAAACCTTTGCTATCTTCTTCTAAGGAATCTACAACACCGATAGGTTCATCAGTCTTGTGTTGATAAAGTAATTTAATACTCTTTGCTTTCTTACCTCTGATAGATTCAGAAAATGCACCTGCCTTGATGACATCGTTCCCTAAATCTTTGTTGTTGAATACAGAAGCATAACCCTCGAATGAGCCATCTTCCTCAGCTTCTATTTCTTTGTACTCACATTCTAAATCAAGAATGCTATCTAAGTGTTCTTCCATAACTCAAAATCCTTGTCAAGTCTATTGAGCTAATTGTAACAATAAAACATTACTAATAACAATAAAAAAAGAGCAGAACTAAGTCTGCTCTTTAAGGGAAGTAACTACTCTTATTTTCTAAGAGTAGTTATTGTTCTGTAGTGATACTTCTGAATGTTGTAACCACCTGCATCGATTGTTCTTAAATCAACGATACCTTTGTCACATTTGAACTGACCTTCTAAGATGCCATTATCGTATATGCTAACGACATTGTGTATTTGACCACCTTTTTTTGTGACAGATTTAATAAGGTTTTGTTTTTTAGCTTTTCTGTTTTTAGCAATCAAATCATTGAATGCTTTTACATAAAATGGTCTTTGGGATACTGACCAACCTGCTACTCTGCCATCTTGTGAATCTGCAATCTTTCTGTAATGCCAATACTCAGCATCATTCATTCTTTTAGAAATATCAGATATTTTTGAACTTCCCCATTTAGCTTCTTGTTCCACAATATATGCATGAAGGTTTTTGTAGTATTCTATAGTTTTAGCTTCCCAATTATCTAAGAAAGCATCAATGTTAGCTTCAGCATTAGGGTTGATAGAATGTGTCATATTTGTTTCTCCTTTGTTTAACATGTGTCCATTATAGCATACTTAAAGTATATAATGCAACTATTTAGGTGAAAAAAGCAGAAAAAATCGACTATTTTTGCTTAATTGTGAAAGGATTCTTGTAATTGTACTTTTTTGCTAGTAAATCATGGGCATATAGGGATGCTTGGACATTAGAAAGACCTTTTTTGATGCCTTCATCATAGAATCTGCCATAATCTTGACTTTTTTCTTTTCCGAGTATTTTACTCAACTATATCATCCTCATCATAGTATATAACAAAACATCTGCAATTTATCACATTTGAAGCACCACCTTCAGGGTCTCCTGTATATTGCATCTCTTTAGGTACAACACCACCACCTTTGATTGGTGTCAGGACTGTGAATGCATCATCAATACCAACTCTTTGCCCATTGGTTTGTCTATGCCAATCTCTTGTTCTATCATCCATAGCAGATACCCATTCTTTTTGTGGTTTCTGTAATCCTAATCTTTTTGCAATTTCTTGATTGCCATAGCTCATTGCTTGATGTGATTCTGTCCTTGCAATAAGTGTTGCTCTTACAGCAGAGAAGGCAGTTGATTTCTTTATGTTCTTTGAAATCTGATTGATTGATAAACCTGTATCTAAACCTAAAGCAATCTCTGCTTGTAGTTTCTTTCGAGTGGTTTGTGTGATGTTTGTCACATTTTGTGCAGTTGCACTAGCAACATATGACAATACGATTGGGTCAATCTCGTTTTCTTGCTTGGTAAGTCTTAGTCTGTGTTGTCTATTGCCAACTGTTACAATTATTTCTCTAGCACTTTGATTGAGAATGTCCAACATGTCTTTGTAAAAGTCATCGTAATATTCTTGTGGTATTTCACCCACCTCTTCATACATACCTTCTGCTAAATCAGAATATTCTTTGAACAACTGTCGTATCCTTCTTCTTAAAGCATTGCTCATGTTAATGAACATTTTAAGCTGTTCTCTGTATTCTTTTCTTCTATTAATCCTTATCCTTGACATCTATCAATCTCAATGTTTCTTCAAGCAGTTCTTCTTGTGTACCGAATGTGCCTTCAAAATACTTAGGGTTTAAATGATAAGATTCTAGCGATGTTCTATGATGATGTGGACACAAAGGTATGACTTTCATGTGATTTCTCGGCTCACCCATTTTTCTGATGTGGTGTATCTCAGCAGGTGTATTGTAATATCCTAGTCTAATACAAGCGATACATCCTAATTCTTGCACCTTTCTCAGATGCTCTCTTTCAGATTTCTTCATCCTCGACATCTATTAACCACATTTCTTCTACACAAGATTTGAGTATAACAGATATTCCACCAAGTCCTGATTCTTTTGTGATGGCATTTGCTACCTTGTAAGACTTCTTATCTTCTTTGATTAGCCATCCTACAGTACGACATAGCTCAGGTTCACATGAATCAACATTTTCAACCCATCTTGCATCTGCTGTGTGGTCTAGCCAATCTACCATGACTAGGGGATATTCTTTCATACTGTATATTTTTTACCTCTAAAGAAAGCTGAACGATGCAGATTACTTACCTGCACAAGTTCAGGATGAACTGTTTTTTCTTTAGGGTCAATCGTTATCACAGCGAATCCATTGTTCCAATCATTTGCGACATTATCTTCAAGGTAAGGATGATATTGTTCCGATAAGTGTCCTGTTTGTATAGACATTGCTGTCGTAGAATAAGTATTGAAACTTCTAAAATTAAGCTGATGTGTATGTCCTGTAACGATATGTATACCTGCTCTCATGGAGTTTTGGTATGCAGTATGGACACCACCTCTCATTCTGTGCTTCACAATGACTGTATCATCGACAAGATGCGACATTGCCCACTCCCAATCAGGAAATAGACTTTGTATCTTGAATGCTTCTAAATCTTCAAATGCTCTACCCCAAGACATTGCCATCCTAGATAATCTTGTCTCATGATTACCAAAGGTTGCTATCTGCTTGATAGGATACTTGGCTCTGTCAATAATCTTTTGAATTCTGTTGAGTTGAGCTTGGGAATCATAGATTTCTTTTTGTACAGTTCTTTCTTGTGGTCTTATCTCTGTATGGTATTTTGCAAAAGTAGATAAGATTGATAAGTCCATGATATCACCATTAGCCACAATGAGTTTGAGCTGTCTAGTCTTTACAAGGTCTTTAAGTACATCACACATAATCTTAAACGATACTGTCTCATGTCCTTCAAAATGTGCATCTGAAAACACCAACATACAGTAGGGATGGTCTGTGATTTGTATGTGATTAGTCAATGGTGGTAGGTTGGCTCTTTCTGTCCTGACCACAGTATTCCTGTTATTGTTGTGTGGCAAAAGTCTAATACCTGTCATTTCTTCAGCTTGTGACCTGTAGAAAGACATCGTGCCACTATCTGTTGATAACCCAAGATAAGTGAAGACATCCTTTTGTGACTTCATCTCAGGTAGATTCCATGCTCTGACAATATCGTGAGCAGTAGCCAACGATATGCCCGACCTGTCTGTACTAGGCATGTATACTCCTAGTTAGATTTCAAAGGATGTCCTGATGGTAGAAGGTCTAAGTCAAACTTGCCACTTCGGAACTTCCCTGTTCTAACTGCAACTAAAAAAGCATTAACTCTAGCATATGCCCATCTGTCCTCTCCACCTCTTGCTCTAACACTTGGTCTGACCGAGCTTGGATTGGTTCTATATGCACCAACACCCCTTCTAAATACAGCTCCAAGCATTCTAAGAGTAACTCTCTTACCTTTCTTATCACCATATTTTTCGTTGTGCTTATCCACTTTACCTTGTAAACCTTTCTTGACCGATGCACTCAATGGTGCTTTGGTTTCTTCTTCCTCATCATCATCGTGATATCTTTTTACATCGATACATGCTTCTGCAATGTATTCAAAGTCATCATCAGACTTTGCTCGTTCTCTCATGATTTGTTCTCTCTTGGTTTTACTCCATGAGAATCCTGCATCACCACCCCACAATGCCCAAGCTATTCTACCTGCTGATGGGTAGCCATCTTCACCTCTTTCGAATCCTTCTGCTTGTTTGTCTACTTCATGCCTAGAGAAGAAAGAATACATTCTAAGCACAGTATTCGGTGATAGTCTTTCTTGTCCTACTAACTGATTGGCTCTTGCAACACCTACTTGTGTGCCACCTCTGCCAAACTCTTTTCTCCATTCAAGACCTCTCTTTGCTTCTTCTGCCATGCCATCACTTGGTGTCAAATCTAAGTCAGATATTGCTTTGTTCGTTGTAAGCTGTCTTTCGTATTCTGCATGAGTACGACAAGGCATATAGACTGTTCTGCCATCTTGTTCATGGCTATGTGTTCCAACACATCCTATCTCATCTGCTCTATCTAGTGCTTCACCTTCTGTTGTAAATGTGTCATATCCTACTTCATCTTTTGTGCCATAGACATCATCGTAACCTTTTTCTGCTTCATCGACTGTTACAGGTTTGGCATTGTCCTCTGATGATGTATCTGCTTCACCTATAGGGAATAAATTGCTTGGTATGTATAGGTCATCACCACCTGATATTTCTTCTAGTCCTAATCTGTCTCTTGCTTCGTTACGAGTAAGAATACCTGCTTGTACACCTGCAACAACATTTTCATAGATTGACTTTCTTTTCTCTACCATTGCCGGTATAGAATCCATGTCATATTGTATTCTGATGTCACCCTCATATAGTGGTGATC